GCTTGAGCGTCTCGACCTCGGCGGCCGGGAAGCGTTCGGGGAACAGGAGCTCGCCCTCGATCCGCCGGGGATCCTCGAAGAACAGGGCCCCGTTGACGTAGGTGCGGCAGGGCCCGGCGGTTGCTTTGCCGTCCGCCCCGATCCTGGCGGCCTCGTATTCCATCGGGAGGTTGAGATGGACGAACCCGATATCCAGCCCCATCGCCACTGCCGCGACGTCCTTCGCGTGAAGGCGCTGCATGATGATCACGATGGCGCTGGTCTGCACGTCGTTGAGACGGTCGGTGATCCCCTCGCGGAATATCCGGGTCGTGGTCTCGCGCTCGACCTCCGACTCCGCCGTCTCGGTAGAGTGCGGGTCGTCGATCTTGACGCGGTCGGCCCGGCCCCCGGTCATGGAACTGAACGGGCGGGCCTCGGAGAAGCCGTTGGCCGTGTTCTCGAATTTGCCCTTGGCGTTCTGGTCGCCGCGGAGGGCCAGCGGCCAGAGGGCTTGGAATTTCTCGCTTTCGACCAGACGCCGGAGCTTGAGGTTATCGCGAAGCACGTTCGCTTGGCTGTAGCTGGTCGCCAGGACTTGAAGGTGCGCCGCGCCTTGCGGGCCCCACTCCCACGCGGTCCAGAAGACCAGCAGGAGGGATTTCATCATCCCCGGGGGGACGGTGATCAGGAGCCGCTTGATCTCCCCGCGCGAAACCGCCTCGAGGTGGGCGCACATCGCCCGGATCGCCCAGCCGGCAACAAAGGGCCGCGCCGGCTCCAAGGTGTGCCAGAACTCGGCGATGAACCCGTAAAGCGAACCGCAGCCCGCGATAATCTCCGACCGCTGCGTCTCAACCCGACGCCGGTCATCCCGGGCGTTCTTCTCGCGCAGGGCGGCGAGGAGCCGCTCCCGATCAGCCCTCGAAAGCGGGCGCGTCATCCGCATCCCCGCTCAAGGTGGCGATCTCCGCCGCGAGTTCTTCGTCCGAGAGGTGCGAGAACGTATGCGCCACCCGTTGAACTGGGGCCGTCTTCGGGGCCATGCGAGCCGCGGCCCACTTCAATGCGTCGAGGTAGACCCGCGCGCCGGCCGGGTCGATCTTGTGCCCGTTGACCTGCTGGCCAAGCGCCGCCGCCTTGGTGACGGTCAGGCCGTCCTCCTGGAGCGTCTCCGCCCGTTCCTCGCGCGCGAGCGCGTATTGTTGGCGGCGGCCTTCGTCCTCGTTGATCCAGCGGTGCGCCGAGGCGGGGTCGATCCCGAGCTCACGGCAGGCGGCGCGGAGGGATTTGCCAGAGCCGATGATCGCCATCATGGGGGCGAGGTCTTCGGCGACGGGGCGGCGCTTGCCGGCGTCCTCGAGCTTGGGGGCTTCGTTGTTCTCGCTCATGCGACCTTGACGAGCCTCATTCCGTATTCGTTGGGGGCGGGGTCGAGGTTGAGGTCGGGTCGGCGGATCAGGCGTTGGCGCTTGAACCGGGAATAGTCGACGTGATGGTGAACCCGGCGGTAGCGGAAGATGACCTCGGCGACGTCGGGATGAACGGCCGCCAGCATCTTCGACTTCGCGACCGTCCCCGTGTCCGCGTATTTCTCGCCGGCCCGGACCGTCCCCTCGGCGTGGTAGAACTCCGCAGTGTTTCCCCCCGGGAGTTTCTGGGTCTCCATCTTCTCTTGGAGGAAGGCGTTGAACTGGACGGTACACCAGCCGGCCTTGAGCATATCGAGGGAGAGGATCGTGTCTTCGTTGTATCGGCCGCGCCAGCGGAAGGGGGCGTCGTTGCGGATCAGGTTGCACGAGTAGATCCGGGTGTTCGGCACGAACGGCGGCATCTTCGTCTTGCGGGACGCGAACATAAAATAGTTGGGGCCGGCCATCGCGACGTTGACGTAGCGGAGGACGAACTCTTCCATTGCGAACCAGAAGGCGGGGCTCGTCGCCGGCACCTTGAGATTATGGTTCAGGCGGTAGAAGGCCTTGATGTTGTCATCCATCACCCAATGCCAAGCGTGGCCGGCGGCGATGGAGTGTTCCCAAGCGAAGTTGCGGGCGGGGCCGGGGCCGGTGCTTTTCGAGAGGCCGAGGTCGTCGCAGAGTTCGTAGCGATCCTTGAAGGAGAGATCGAGCGGGAGGACGGTCGCGAGGAGGTCCATTGACCGGATCGCCGTCTCGTATGCCTCGACCTCCTGGGGCTCAACGACAACGAAGTGGGGGACACCCATTCGGGTTAGGGCCTTGCTCGTCACCATATAGGCGGAGCGGCCCTTCGAGACGATGTAGAGCGGGAAGCGGGGGCTATTCATACCGCTTGTCGGCGTATCGCTCGATCTGGATCTCGGGATACCAGACGAAGCGGGTCTTAGACGTGATCGCGAACTCGGTCATGGTCGTGAAGGCGTCGACCGCAGCTTGATCCGGGAAGTGGACGACCAGCGACCGGAAGGCCTTTTTGTCGGTCTGGGCGAACTCCGGCATCCCTTGCCATTCCGCCTCGGCGTCGTTCTCGCCTTCCTCGCGCGGGAGGAGGAGGTTCTGGATCTCACCCGCGTCGAACCCGATCAGGTCTAGGTCATACCCGCCCTCGGCGAGCGCCTCGATCTCGGCACGAAGGGCGTCGTCATCCCAGCCGGCGTTGAGGGCCAGCTTGTTGTCGGCGATCACATAGGCCCGGCGCTGGGCTTCGGAGAGGTGGTCGACGACCAGGACGGGGACGGTATCGAGCCCGAGGGATTGAGCGGCGAGAACCCGGCCGTGCCCGGCGATGATCCCGCCCTCGGCGTCAACGAGGACCGGGTTGGTGAACCCGAACTCGGTGATCGACGCGGCGATCTGGGCGACCTGGGCCTCGCTATGCGTCCGGGAGTTCCGGGCATAGGGCGTCAGGTCGGCAATCGGCCGCTGCTCGAGGTCTTTCGGGGTCATGCGTCCTCAGGTCTTCGCCCCGACCGCGCCGGTTGGATCGCTGCTCTGTCGGGCTTTAATCGGTCGATCACCGCGGGGTCGGGGCGAAGGGCTAGGGCTTTGCGGCCGGGCGGTGGAACCCGATCACTGGAGCAGAGCTGGCGCTCATGGCCCGGTGCGCGGCGGGGCTGACCGAACGGAACCGGGGCGCGGCGTCTCCCAACACCTCGGCCGATCCGACGTAGAACCAGACCGGCTCGTCGTCATACCAGTCGTCGCAGGCGCGGGAGGCTTTGATCGTCCGCCGCGCCAGCTTCATAACCGCACCTTTGTGATGGTCCCGGCTGTGACCGCCTTGCCGGGCTACATGAAACGGCCAAAGCCGCCCCGCGCCCCCGGTGCGCTTCCCGCGCTAAGGCCGGTCGGAATCAGCCCTCGGCCGGGGCAGGACGCTGCGAGAATAGGCGCGGGCCAGTGGATGTGCGGCGCGGTCCAGATGCGAAATCGGCCCCGGCCGGTGAGGGCTGGGGCCGATCTGGTCGCGTCTTGCGCGTATGGGCTTCTGCACACGTTACCGCTCCGCTGTCAATATCTGGTGCCCGGCGGAGCCCGGGACGCCCTATGGGCTATTCCAGACCATAGGCTACGGCCGCGCAGTCCAGCGCCAGGATCAGGGCCACCGAAATACTGGCCTGCACCGAGCCGCTGTTGGTCAACGAGCGGAGATTGGAGCCCTTCCCGGCGATCTCACGCAAGGCCCACACGGCCCGGCCGGTGCGCTCGACGGCGGTCCGGCCGTTCGCGCCTTTGAAGGTCCGGTCCTCCTCCTGGATCAGCTTCTCCAGATCCCGGACGAACAATTCCCGCTCGGTCCGCTTGGCGGCCCAGCCTTCGCCGCCCCGCGTGATGTTCCGCGACTGGTCGATGGCCGGCGGGGTGAGCCCCTTCTCCGGGTCGAGGAGTTCGTAGTCCGTGCGGAACCGGAGCCCGGCCGCATACTGGTTCGGCGAGAGCGACCGGGTCGTCATCAGGGTCTCAAGCCCGTCGCGCGAGGAGATGCGCTTCCGACCTTCGTGTTCCTTCCGGTCCGAGGTCTCGATCTGCGAGCCCCGGAGGGCTTCGAGCCCCACTGTCTCGGCGATGTCGTTCGCCACCCGGATCGCCTGCTGGGCTGCCGCGATCTCCTCCTCAAGTCGGAGCATGGCCTCCCGGCCTTCCCGGCGCTGGCGGAGGTCGGCGGAGGCCTCGGCCTGGATCGCTTGGCGGAAGCGCCGGGCCTGGCCCTCGTTGAGCCGGGTGCCCGAGACGACCAGCGCCTCGTTGTCGTTGGCGATCCCGGCCCCGTTGTCGTTCGCCCCGATCATCCGGGGGGCGGAGGCGCGGGCCTGGCGCTTCTTGCGTTGGCGGGCGGAGGTCATGCGGTCTGCTCCTGGGGGGTGGTCTGGGCTTTGGTCTCCGCCTCAATCGCCCGGCTCAAGGCGCTGGCGGCGTCCATGAGGGCGAACCGAAGGGTTGAGCCAATCGGGGCGGATGTGATCCGGGCGACAAGCTCGGTCTGGATGGCAAGGAGAGTCATGCGGCGCGCTCCTTCGGCTGCGGGGTGGTGTCGTTGACGGCTTGGGTGCTGGTCAGGGCTTCGACGGCGGCGATCCGCTCGCCGATCCAGCGCATCACCGGGACCGCCATTGAGTTCCCGAGGGCCTTGTATCGAGGGCCGTCAGCGGCAGACTTTCCCCGATGCGGGACCAGCGTGAAATCGTCGGGGAAGCCTTGCAACCGCTCACACTCGCGCGGGGTCAGGCGGCGGACGGCGGACCCGACGAGCGCCGCCGGGTAACCCTGTCCCGGCTTGCCGCCGCCGACCGTCAAATTCTTCACGTCGGACTGCCGGACCTCGCCCCGCTGATTTTCCATGAAGGCGACGCCGTGTTGCGCGCCCGCCTGTAACGTGAACATGGGATCGGCCGCGTTCCCGATCCCGACACCGGCCCGCACGTCCGTCGTGCTTACGCCTGTCCGCTTGCCGATCTCTTGGAGCGGATAGGCAACCGAGGGCTGGACAATGTAATCCCCGCCCTGGTTTCCCCCCGCAGGCCCCGCAGCCATGACGGGCTGGGCTATTTCCGTCTCCCGGCCCTTGAAGTCCTTGCCGCTGTTCATCGGCATGATCGAGAAGGCGACAGGGACAATCGGCGTCCCGCGCCCCGTCCCGTCCTCGCTGGCGTCGAAGCCCTCGCCGCGTAGCGAGTGGGCGATCAGATATGTGCCTGCGGTGTCCGCGTCCGTGCCGGGGGGCCGGTCGCCTCCAGTGCGGTTTCCGCCAGCGCGCAGGGTCTCTGCAACCTCTGCTGCGATTAGGTGACCGGCCTGTCCTTGGTTGTCGTCTGCGCCACAAGTTCCAACGCTGTTAGCAGTGAGGGCGGCAACGCCCGGCCCCTTTTCTCGGCGCGGCGCAGGATTCCCCGACAGGCTGTGGCGCTCAAATAGAACCGCTGCGGCACGTCGCCAGTCTCCAAGGTATCCGACAACGAACACACGACGGCGGCGCTGGGCCACTCCGAAGAACTGAGCGTCAAGCACTCGGTAGGCGACGCCATACCCGAGTTCGCCCATGCCCCCGAGAATGGAACCAAAGTCCCGTCCTCCGTTCGATGACAGGACGCCGGGGACGTTCTCCCAAACCAGCCATCGGGGCCGCAGTCGGTCAGCCAGCCTAAGATATTCGAGGGCCAGGTTGCCCCGGTCGTCATCCAGTCCGCCTCTGAGCCCGGCGACGCTGAAAGACTGGCAAGGTGTTCCTCCGACCAGAAGGTCGATTGGTTCGTATTCGCCAGCCTTGAT